CTCCCGACGTACAACTCCTCCTTAGAGCGTCTATTGAGGAGTTCTCCAGAAACTGTAGATTCATTTTCACTTGCAATTACAAAAATAAAATCATTGAACCCCTCCATTCGAGATGTGCTGTGGTTGAGTTTGGTATTCAGGGAAAACTTAAACAAGAAATCGCAGCAGCATTCTTCGGAAGATTAGTATCTATTTTAGAACAAGAAAAGATTGAAGCAGATAAGAAAGTCTTAGCAGAACTTATTAATAAACACTTTCCAGATTGGAGAAGGGTTCTTAATGAGTGTCAAAGATACTCGGTTGGTGGTAAAATAGATAGTGGTATACTTGCTCACTTTAGTGACGTAAAGGTAAATGATCTCATTAAAAATCTCAAGGAAAAGAACTTTGCGGAAGTACGTAAATGGTGTGTCAATAACTTGGACAACGATCCTTCTGTTCTATTACGTCGTATTTACGATAGTCTTTACACTTCCTTGGTTCCTTCTTCCATCCCTGCTGCTGTCCTCATACTTGCTAAGTATCAGTACCAAATCGCTTTTGTTGCGGATCAAGAAATAAATATGCTTGCATGTTTAACCGAAATCATGGTAGAATGTAATTTCAAATGAGTAACAATCTTAAAGAAAAAATTGAAGCAGCAGAACAAAGAATAAAAGAACTGCAGATCCTCATTGAACATTGGAAAAAACAAAAATGATCACTAAAGAAAAACAACGTAACCAAGTGAAATCTAAATTCTATTACATCTTTTGGGGTGTTGCTACTGCTTCAGTTGTATTAGGTCAACTATATGTTGGAACTGGATATAGACTATTTGCCAATTCTTTATTAAGAATATTTGATGCTGTTGAAGTAGAAGTAGGTAGAGAGTATGATGGTCGAAGATATTATTAAATGAGTTTAGAAGATTGTTTCTTTATCTCTTTGATATTTCTTGAAGAATTTGTCAAAAGAACATTGATTGGTATATACTATACTTGGCAGAAATTTGATTATTGGAATTTTAATCGGCAGTTACCGAAATGAAATCATTGAAAACTCCCCTTCGTTATCCTGGTGGTAAGTCTCGTGCTTGCACCAAAATGGATCCATACTTTCCAGATTTGAGTAAGTATGCAGAGTTCCGTGAACCCTTTCTTGGTGGTGGTAGTGTTGCTATACATGTAAGTAAGAAGTATCCACACTTAAAGATTACTGTTAATGATCTTTATGAACCCCTTATAAATTTTTGGGTTCAGTTACAAACTTTTGGTGATGAGTTAACAGATAAATTAATAGATTATAAAACGAATCATCCAGATCCTCCTAAGGAATTAAGAAAAGAAGAAGGTACGGAGTTTCCTGCCAAAGAATTATTTCTTAATTCAAAAGAAGTTATTAATAATAAAAGTCTTGATGGTATAGAAAGAGCAGCAGCATTTTACATAGTAAACAAATGTTCCTTTAGTGGATTGACTGAGAGTTCATCTTTTTCTAAACAAGCATCTGTTTCTAATTTCTCAATGAAAGGAATAGAAAAGTTGCGAGGATATTCTGAGATAATTTCTCATTGGCATATTAATCATTATTCTTATGAGTATTGTTTTAGAGAAAATATTCATGATGATCTTTTTATGTACTTAGATCCTCCTTATGATATTAAGGATAATCTCTATGGTAAGAGTGGGTCAATGCATAAAGGTTTTGACCATGATGAGTTTGCAGATACTTGTAGCCAAAGTAAAATAGATATGTTGATTAGTTATAATTCAGATCAACTTGTCAAAGATAGATTTAAAGGTTGGACTGCAGGAGAGTTTGATTTAACTTATACTATGCGTTCTGTTGGTGAATATATGCGTGATCAAAAAGAACGTAAAGAACTTTTGTTATATAATTATAACACTCCCAAATTAGCAATATGAATATTGTTTTCTATTCTTATGTTAAGAGCAGATCTTCTCATGTAAATGATCATGAGATGAAACGTCTTGATCATAGTATTTCTTCACTTAGGGAGTTTAATAATGAAATACCTGTTTATCTTTTTTGCGATGACCCTCAGCTTATTCCCCCTTATTTCTCTTTGGAATATAATGTAAGAGTTTTGCCTTTTGAAGATCAACCTAATCATGGTATGGTATTCATTTATAAATGGTATAATCTTCAATACTTCCAAGATGGTAAGGGAACTTATATAGATGCTAATATTTTATATCTAGATTCTGATACCGTTTTCTATGGAGATGTACAGTATCTTTTTGATCATTATGATTATAGGGAAGTATTTGGTAGAGAGGAGTTTGGATTTCGTCATGATCCAAATATAGGAGGTGGTAAAAATATAAGAAAGTCATTAGACTATGTGGATCAATGTATAATAGAAGCAGGAGGAGAAAAAATTTATAAGTATTGCACGGGAGTAATGTTATTCAATGAAGGAATTCATTTGAATATTATAGATCGTTTAGGTGAATTAGTAGAGTTGATGTTCAAGTTAAAGGATGGTAAACTTCCTTATCCAGTACCTAATCCAAGGATAATGGATGAATATGCCTTGTGGGTAGTTTTGAGTCGGATAGGGGTCTATGCGGGTCTCTTTGGTGCTCAAGATGTAACTCAGGGGTATATAGAGGAAAAGCATGAAGAGTTCTTTAATCCTATTGTTTTGCATTATACAACTAAAGGAGAACAGATAATGGCACAGGAGGATGAAAGATTTAGTAATCTTTTAAGGGATGTTGATGAATATAGTGAACAAATTGATCCTTATCATATATTATGAAAAAACTATGGAGGATATGGAAGTATGCACTGGGTTCTTTCGCTGATGAGAAGACGAAGCGGTATGATAATATTGTTGTCATTGTTCGATCTTTCATCTTTCTTACTTATCTCATTACTAATTGTTTTATTATTGCAGGGGTCATAAGACATTGGAATTAAAAGACTGGCTTAACTCAATTAACTTCAATAAAGATAATCTTATTGAAGAAGATCCATCTGAGATAAAAAATTATCCTCCATATATTGTCAATCGTTGTTTGTCAGGACATCTTGATTGTATTATGTTTGCAAATGAGATGAATAAATACTCTTTCCTTGATAAAGATATGCAATATTCTTTTTATCTAAATACACTTAGGAAAAAGAAGAGATTTAGTCCCTGGCT